CTCCTAGCAAAAGGGAAGCATAACTGGCATAATTCTTAGTTTGAATTGACATCATCCCCTCAACCCCAACAAAAGGTGGAAAAATACATGAGTTCCAAGACCACAAAACGAGCCAAAATCCAAAGTCCCAACGAGAATGGTTCCGGGTTCATCTGGGCCATTATCGCTGTCGTGCTCGTAGCTGTTGCGGTCATCGCCTACGTGATTATTTCCGGCAATAAGTCGCAAGAAGAAAAATTCGCCGAAACATATAATGAAACTACCGCCTTTAATAACAAGGTTGATGGCTCGGCAGTGCAGTTGGTTTCCGACAAGGCCGACAAGGCCAAAACCGTGGATATTTACGAAGACTTCTCCTGCCACTACTGTGCCGACCTGGCCAAAGAAACCGACGCGGACATGAAGAAGCTCATAGAAGACGGCAAGGTGAAGGTGAACATCCGCACCATGAACTTCCTGGACAAAGGCGAGATCGGGCACTCCAATAAGGCCGGCACCGCCGCCTACACCATTGCCAAAGACGATTCCGCGCAGGTGTACTGGAACTTCCGCACCATGCTCATGACTGAACAGCAAAACATCTGGGGCAAGAAAGAACTCAAGGATTTCGCCGACATGGCCAAGATCCTTGGCGCCAAGGACGAGACCGTGAAGAAGATCGCCGACGGCACCTACTCCGACGAGTTTAAGAAGATTGCCGACGACAACGCCAAGAAACTAGAAAAAGATGGTGACGGCCAAGTATCCTCCCCGCGCGTCTTTATCGACGGCAAGGAGATCAAGGAAAACGCCACATGGCCCAGCCAAATCAAGTAAAAATAAGTCGCTGCCAGTGGATTTGTCGGTAACCAGTTTTGTACGGTAACCTGTAATCCGTTGCTGAAAAGCACGGGGCTATGGCGCAGCTGGTAGCGCATCACACTGGCAGTGTGGGGGTCACGGGTTCGAATCCCGTTAGCTCCACGTTTAACAGGACCCCCACGTACACCATGACGTGGGGGTCCTTCTTTTTTGCCCTATGACCTGCGTAAAATAATAAGCGACAACAAACGACACAGTGGGACATGAGTGTAAGCATGCGGACCACATGTAGACCGCAAGACCGCCCATAGACCACAAATAATCGCAGGAAACAACCCCTCATGCCCGCCCCTAAAAAACGCCTCTTCGGCACAATATCACGGCTATCATCCGGCAAATACCGCGCCCGCTACACCGGACCTGATGGCAAAAAATACTCCGGCCCCCACCCATTCTTCACCAAAGACGATGCTGGTGCCTGGCTGCGTCAAGAACAAAAACTCATTGAATTCGACGAATGGCAACCCCCGCACCTCCGGTACCGGACGAAAGAAGACGATGCCCGAACCGTCGGCGATTGGCTACGCCAGTGGCTAGACCTCCAAGAAAAACGCCTAAAGCCCTCCACTATGGTGAATTACCGCACCACCCTCGACCGCCGTATTCTCACTATCACAGGCAAAGCCGGTCGGCTCCGCACCATCCCCCTGGTAAGACTTACCCGCCGTGATGTAATCGACTGGTGGGACGCGCTCACCATACAATTCGGATACCAGCCCTATAACCGTGCGGCATATGTGCGCCTTCGCACCGCGATACAGGCAGCGGTAGACCGGGATCTGATCCCTACTAATCCAGTGGATGTGAAAGAGGCCCGCCACAAGCCCAAGCCAGCACGCAAGGAACTGCCCGAAGCCGCCACCATGCAGAAAATTGTGGACAATTTAAACCCGACCCATAAGATAATAGGTATCCTCACGTTCTTCCATGGCATGCGCATAGGAGAGGTGCTAGGCCTCAGGCGTAAAGACATCACCATTACAGGTGACACCATCCTCATCCATATCAGGGGAAACGCCTACCGCACCTCAAATGGTATGAAATACCAGGATACCCCCAAAACCAGCGCCAGCCACCGTACCATCCCCGTCTTTAAAAAATTCCACCAAGACATCATCGACCACCTGGCCACCATCGGTGACAGCCCAGACGCTTTCATCTGCACCACCGGCTCCGGCAAAATCATCCTAGACACCTCCTACAGGTCCGTCCTCCACCGTGCTAAAACCCGCGCCGGGATCACCGAGCGTATCAGCCCGCACTATGGTCGTGTGTGGCTTATCACCACACTGGTGGAGCAAGGTATGACGATCCCTGCTATCGGTGAGTTGTTGGGTCAGGTGGATCTGAAGACCATCACTGAGATCTATATGCGCACCTCCAATGCCAGGCGCCAGGAGGCATTGCAGCGGGTGAGTGACTCGCTCATGGGTTCATAAATGTAAAACTATTGGTAATAATATAACCGCCTGGCTATATTATTACCAACGATGTTACTTTCACCCACATGGGGAATGCACTGGTTTTTTATTTTGAGGGTTGGTCAAATTTTCGGATCTTCAAAAATAAAACCGCAGTTCATGCTTTTTTAGTGGGGTTTCGTGAAAAATAACCCAAGTAAGGGTCAGGAAAGAATGGGTTCGGGTTGGGTGGTGTTGGGTGTCCATTGCGCGGTGTGTTTTTTGGTGACTTGCAGGTTAGGGATGATGAGGCTGCTTGAGTAGATGATTGATTCGGCGCCGACATGTTGGTGGTGGGCTGTGTGGGCGATAGGGAAGATTGCTGCTCGGGCGTGGTGGTAGAGGTCTTCAGTGATGAAGGGGTCGTCATCGTATGTGAGCATCCAGTAAAATGTGGCGTCGGCTAGTTTCTTGGCGAGCGCTTTGTGTTGGGGTTCATCAAAGGCGTGGAGGTAGAGGCCTTCGCCTTGGCCCAAGTAAGGGGGGTCAGCGTAGACGAAAACGTTTTCACCGTGTTCTTCCATGGTGGTGAGGAAGTCTATGCCTTCTGATTCGGTGATGGTGATGTTGTCTGCCATGGCGGCGATAGTGCGGATGCGGTGGCTGAGGTTATCGCGGTTGAATCGGGCGTCTATTTTCCATTTGCCGGTTTGTTCCATACCTCCGATAGGTCGGGCGCCTAGGATACCGGATCGGCATGTGCGGTTGAGGTAGAAGGTGGCGAACCCAAGTGTGAGATCATCCTTGTTTTGGGGTGTGTCGTAAATGTTTTTATAGTGTTTCCATGCATCAATGTTGAGTTCGCAGGTGGCAATGAGGTCGTTGAACTCTTCAGGTTTTTGGGTGATTGCCCGCCAGAATGCTGCGATACCGGGGTTAAGGTCGTTGAGATAAACATGTTCGACGATCCCCTCGTGGAGGAGTTTTAGTGCGGCTCCTGCACCCCCGGCAAAGGGTTCCGCGTAGTAGCGTGGCGGTATTTGCTGGGCGTTGATAAGAGAAGCGATATAGGGGGCGAGTTTCGCTTTGCCGCCTGGATACCGGAGTGGGGAAATAAATCTCATAATATTCTATTTTGCCCGAGAGCATCGTTGATGGCCACCAACACCTCCCGAACTTGGGAGTCGTATTTTTCTACCTCCTCAATATTGGTCACCACATTGCAGACGTGCACACCTGTTTGGAGGATCTTTGGTGGGGTGTTATTGAATTTTTGATACAAGGTCTGCAAAGGCGTGTGATTTTGAACTCCACCTGAATCGTTGGATGCTTCTGGATTAATATGTTTTAAGACATGCAATACGCGCTGACAGATATCCATGCCGCGTTCAAAAGTGAGGTTTCGTTCTTTTGCATAGTAGTGGCAGCCTAAATCTAGCAGGATCCTGTATGTGGCGAAAAGGATTTCCGGGTAATTATGGATGGTGAGTTTTTGTGCTTCTCGCACCATTTGGTTAAGTTTGTCCCCTAAATTGCTTGGCGTGAATCCTACTAATGCTTTTTCTTTCTTTTGTTTGGTGCGGTTTTGTTGCTTCTTCGTTGCTGGTTCCATTAGTGCTGTTTGCGTACCGGCAGATGATGGGACTTGTGGTGTTTCGTTAGATTGTTTATCGACGGCTTGCGGAATCTTAGCGTCTAACTCTACTTTCTCGTTGGGTGTCTTTGATGATTCGTGTTTTCCCACGATTGATCGAATGAATTTTTCAAGCCCTGTTGTTTTGTTTAGATCACGGGAGTTAGCTTCCTTGTTGGCTAGTGCCTCACAAATGCTCATTACGATGTTATGAACATATTCTTCCCCATAAAGACTGCGGAGCATGGTGCCGCTGATAGTGATGCCGGTCATTTCTTCGAAAAATGAGCTCGTGATGATTCGTTCCAGGTTCGTGTACCCATTATCAAGGACACGATCAATAACATCCGCGAACCCTTTGTGGCTGCCCCGTAAGTTGATTGCTGTGTAGACAAACGCAAGAGTTTTTGGGCAGTTATCAGGGTTGCGGTTGTATTCGTCCCTGTCTTTTTCGAAGGCCCTCCAGGGCTTCATGGCAGCTCCGCCTTGCCCGCTTGCATGTTTGAGTGTGATCCATGGTGCGGCATCTACTCGGTGTTCAAAGATCACTGCTCTTACTTCGGTGATGGGCTTATGTCCCTTCACTATGCTTTCAACCTGTGTTTGCTTTCTTTCGTCCAGGAGTTGGAGCGTTGGTTTATGTTGGTTTAGTAGCCGTAACGCGAATAATCTACGGTTCCCTTCTAGAACGATGTACCGGTTTCCGTGGCTAAGTAGAAGAATATTTTCCAAAGGAGACAATTGGCCATATTTTACGATATGTTTTAGCAGTTCAATGCAACTCTTCCATTCCACTCTGGCTATCTCTTGAATCAGTTCATCTTGGGAGGGTGCTTCGTTTAGGGTTAATCGGGCGTTCCTAGCATCAAAATCTAAGAGATCAACCTTAATGATATCCGGCATGCTAACCATGGGCTAAGTCTAACTCCAAAAATGGTAAACCGTTATGAAAAACCAAAAATGATATGGAGATTTAACCAAAGAACAACCCCCGGAAACCCGGGGGTTGTTGCCCTATTATGTTGTTTTGATTGGCGAGCCGGGGCGGTTAGCGTGCCAGGTTTTTACCTCCTCTGCGTCCCATAGGGGTGTGCGGCCATCGAGGTGCGCCACGGGCTGGGGCGCACGACCGTTAGCGCGGTAGTTTGTCCAGGTGCGTGGGCCGATACCGCAGTAGGTGGCGCAGTCGATGACTCGCCATAGCACTCGGCTAGTGGTCTCGTCAGTGATGATAGGGGTTACCGTTTCAATTTCCAGCTCTAAAGCTTCTTTATAGTATCGCTGGCTGGCTTCTGCTTCGGATCGTCGTAACTCGAAAAGTTCCTTGCTTGATAGGGGGTCTTCAGCGATTGGCCAGCCTTGTACTTTTACAGCTTCTCTGGTACCGAAAACCCGTTCATCATTCGCTAGGTTAATAACGTCAATCATGTATACGTCTGCTGCCATGCAGAAACCTTCTAATTGATCTAGGGTTATGGATTCTTGGAAGGATAGTATTCGGGAAACCTGAGGTGCTGGTATGCCTGCGTACATAGCAGCATCGCTTTGGTCGAATTTTCCTGATTCATATAGACCTCTAAGTATACGGGTGATAAGTCGCCCGAATGATCCAGGTCCCTTGTCTAATTCTTGGGGCATGTTTTACACCTCAAGCCGGTTGTTTCTGTGGTGAGAGTGAGCATTTGCGTGTGGTTCGTCCTGTCCGATAGAGCTGCCACCAGGTGTCTAGCATGTGTGGCGTGACACCTAGTTCGGCAGCAATAGCTGCCGGTTCAAACCCGGTTTCGTAGGCTACACGCTGCACTGCTGCTTCATTGAGTAGGTGGTCGGCTGCCCATTCGTCCGCTTCCCGTTCTGCCTGCGGGGTGGAACAGTCATGGGCGTAATAGGCGTGTCCGAGTTCGTGCGCTACCGCACACGCTCGTGTGACGGGATCGAGCCCAGCTCGAACGTAAACTGCCCGGCCGGGGCGGTAAAACACCGCATTGTATGAGATATCTAATCGTCTGCTTTCGACGACCGTGATACCCATGGAGAGAGCCAAATCATCAATAGGTAGATTCATTTATCCCTCTATTTCTATTATGGGAAAGGTAAATGAATTATAGGCAAGAGTTAAGGTTTTTCTCAATAAAGTGAGATATTTCCCACGTTGGTATTCGAGGGGAAAGTATAAAAAGAAATTTATAGATACACGTAATTGACCGGTTTTGACCGGAATTAGGGGGTATTTTCTTCCAATGGCGGCGTGTGCTTCTGAGCTGCGAATTTGACTTTCCCCGCATTGATCTGCTCAATGATTGCATCATGATCCACCTCGGTGGAAACATCCGGCTTAGGCTCGGGTTTTAGTTCATTTACTTCATTATCGCGGGAAGGATCACTCGGCGTTACTTGGTGGTGGTTCCCCTGTAGCCTTTGCTCGGCTTTGTCTATTGGCTCGTCAAAAGCTTTTGATCCCAATTTCAAGCGACGCAGAATCTCGGCGCATAGTTCATCTTCACTTGCTGTTTTTAAGACAGTTTTGGTACTGGGGGTGTTTGTCCAGTGCGCGTCAATAAAGCCCAATTCGACGAGCGCATGTATGGGGTTTGCCTTGTATGACTTTGCTATCAACAGTACGTTATCGACACTAAGCTCTCCACGTTCGACCTGTCTGTATAAGGTGCGGCGTGGTGTGCCAGTTTTTCTTGCAATGGTGCTCACATCGTCACCATTGGTTATCTTTCTCATCCATTGGATGCTATTCATAGCTTGAATTTTACTTTATTTCACGTCTTTGGTGCCAATTTGACACGAAGTTTGTCCAGCTAGATAAAGATTTTGGCAAAGCGCGCTTGCAAGCCCCTCGCATTTGTGTCAAAATGGCAATACAGTGTCAAAACGGCACTCTAGAGATTGGTTGGATAGCTAATGTTTTATGTTCTCAAGTCTGATGCGCTTGATAAGGCCAGGCAGATTCACGGGCTTACTAGTGATGAAAAGCTAGCGGCGACTCTGGGAGTTACCTTGCAAACCGTACGCAACCTTCGGAATGGAAAATACACTCCTAGCGTGGCAACACTCGTAAGGATTCGGGATCTGGTTAGTGGGCCGATAGATGATCTGATTGTCGAACGAAAAGCCGAATCTGCACCTGCTGCGTGATTCGCGCCGGGGCGTCGTAAAGCAAAGAAAGGAAAAGGATGCGTGAGGTAGTGATTGCCCCGCAGTGGCTGACGGTCAAGCAGGCTGCGGAGTATATGCAGGTTAGTACGGACACGGTGGAGAAATTAATCGCGGAGAAAGCGTTGGTGGCGACGTATTTCAGCCAGCGCACCCGGCGGATTAACCGTGACTCGATCGAAGCGCTAGCGAAGAAAAATCTGGTTTAGAAGGAGTTGATTGTGATGGGTGCAGATATTGATCTGGATGGGGCCGTGTACGTTCTTGCGGGTGTGCGGACAGAAGAGTTAACCGCTGCCCAAGCGAGTGCTTTTCGGCGGGCTTGTAAGCGCCATTTTGAGAACATCAATAAGAGTAAAGGCCTTGATGTTCTGCTGCGTGAGGCGTTAGCCGAGATTGGCCTGTCGGTAAAGGACCTGACCACGCGTCAGCTGGCTAAAGTTCGGACGGCTTGTGGTATTTACCGATATCTCGCTGATGCTCTTAACAACAAAACGATCGCCCTGGAAGATTTGGAGGAAGCCTTTGGTGCCGGAGAAGACCCCGAACCTGGGGACCAGGACGCTTCTGAAGAGTCGTTGGGTGATGTGCTGGTGGAGGTGTCCAACCCTCGTGTAGAGGTGCAGATCACCACGACAGGTGTGATGATCCGCCCGCAGACCGGGGAACAGCGCCTGTGGCTGAGTACCGCTGACGCGAAGTTCTTGGCGACGGTGGTCAATAACCGGCCGGGATTGGTGATTAATACGTGGTTTACCGCGTGAGGGACAGGCTTTACTGTCCCTCACGGATCCTAGATTGGCCAATCGTTACGTGGGGTATCGGAAATTTCGAAGAAGAATGGAATATTTTCACTGAAATTGAGCGAGACAGTGGTTCCATTCGGAGTCTTGAAAGTCACGATCCCTGGGAACACTCCTTGAAGCAGTCCTTCAATAGCTTCTTTGTTCCCCTCGTCAACTTTAAAAGAGAAAAACGACCCCGCGTATTTGATTTGCATGTACATGTAGTCACCTCCTTCCCAGGGTGAGCGGCCCTAGGGGAAGGATAACCCCCGAGAGAAAGTAAGTGGAAGTAGAAGAAATGACAGGAACGAGTGATTCTGTGGCGGTTGCCATAGCTGAGCGGTATCTGGCGGATACGGTCGAGCATTTTCAAGTTTGGGATGCGCATTATCCCAAGCCTGAAGGCGACCCCAGCCAAGGGGCTTTGGCCTCGTCAGAAGAGGCTTCTGTTCGTTTGATCGAAATAATCCTGGAATACGCCAAAGAGACCGAGGATGCGTTGCTTCGTTTTGGTGCTGCTTTTGATACGAATTTTACTTATGCGACTGCGATAAGACTTGCCGAGGATGGTGGGGCTCATTCCGTTCGTGGAGTCAAACTGAGCAGTGACCGTTTGGGCTGGTCTGTTGTTGAACTGAGCATTACCACTGTGCGGCGTATTGCTTATTTTTGCCGGCAACGATCGCTTGTTGATCGTATCCGGGTTTATGGACAGTTGGTGCACTATTTTTATGGGCTACTGGGGCCTTGGAAGTGTGCTGCGGCTGATGTTTCAAGTGAGTACATTTCCGGCTTAATCATAGCTATTGAGCTGTTGGTGACGTCGCTTAATGAGTACCACAGTGAGGGGCATGGCGCCGTCGTAAAGCAGGGTCAGGGAGCCTCCTAATGTCACGTTATATGTCAACCCGGGAAGCGGCGGAATACCTGCGGATTTCAACCAGGACTTTACAGCGCTATGCCAGGGAGGGGCGGCTGTCTCGGATCCGACTTTCTCGGCAAAAGATTCTATATATCCGTGCGGAGGTAGAAGACCTGGTGGAGCGCAACACCTATCGCATCTAGGCCCCAGGTAGAGTCCTGGCCCCGCCGCCGGCGGGTTATCCGGCACCAGGCCCATGAAATGGCCGCATCCAGTCCGGGCTTCATGTGGCTGGCGCTGGTTCGGACTCCGCCATGGGCACCAAGCACCACGAGGTGTGGTGCGTAAACCTTCAAGAGAAAGGAATAAGTGATGATGAGTAGCGCAGATTTGGGGGCTGGTGTGATGAGCGTGCCTTTGGGGTGTGACGGTTCGCTGGTGCAGATTCACCTGCACGTTCACGCAGATGCCGATCAGGATTGCACGATCGACCTGGTGACCACGGGTGAAGGGATTCAGATTCGGCTGCGGGGCGTGTACCAGGATGTGCTGCGGCTGGATGATGAGGATCAGGCTTCTGCTGATGTGGATGATCCGATTGATATTGATGTGGATGATCTCTTAGGCCGGCGGGGCGGTGAGGAAGTCGATAATGAGCCCGCTGGGGCTGCAGCTGAGGAAGAAGAGGCGTTTCCTGCTGAACAGGTAGGTGACGAACCTGAAATCGGCGATGTGGAGGATAGTACCGAGTGCGTGTACCTGGGAAAGCCTTTCGACTGGACCATCGCTGAGCGTGTCGATGATGGTGTGGTCTTTACCCGTGGTGAGCGTGAGTTGTTCCACGTGCCGGAAGAGCGGTTCGAGGAGATGCGTAACTTGTTCGTCCTGGAGGATACCGGCCTTATCACTATGCATGTTGATGGTTTCCGCATCGTCCGTGAGAACTGGGATGCGTGCATCTTCGAGGGAGAAACCTATTTCGAGCGGATTCCCAAATGGAAGTTCGCCCTGATGACCCGCCTGTTCACGTAGCCGCCGGCCCCACCCCCTTGATAATTTTGGTCCCCCGCTGGGGAAGGCGGGGGACTGCATAAAACACATTCCCAAGACCAGAGAAAGGAAAAGAAAAT